TAAAGTACCAGCAGTTACTTGACAGCCATTTTCAAATCCAGCTAAAAAGTAATTGTCATTTTGGTCTTGAATAATAACTCTTGGTCGACCATAAGAAAGTAATTTTAATTCTTTGTTGTCTTCAATAGTTAATTTTTTCAATGTCAATTCAACTACTTGTTCGAAGGCAGTAGTTCCTGTATCAGCACTAGACTGAATATTTTGCGTGAAAGAAGAAGCATCTCTTACTTCATACTTGTATACGTTTGGTGTTCCAGATACAGCATCAATAACGTCTGTATTAGTAGCATCAAATGTGTAACTAGCAGTAGTAGTATCTTCAAAATTCGATAAGTAGATAGCTTTTATACCTCCAACCGAATCTTTACATACTTCTTTTCTTCCTAATGTTAAATCACAAGCCATTTGTTGTATTGGTTTTTAATATCCCTCCCCATAAAAGAGGAGGGTTATTGTTAATAATTAGTTAATTAAGCTGGAGTGTAAAGAACGATGTCTGAACCAAATCCGTGTTGTACACCAGCAGTGAAACGCATTACGAATCTAACATTCTGACTTCCGTCTAAATCGCTCATATCTAATACTTTTACTTCGTTATGGTCAGATAATAATCCTGTTCCAAAGAAGATGTTAGAAGCTTCAGCTAAGTACATGTAGTTAGAGTCTAATCCGTTTGCTAAGAATACCTCTACTCCATCAAATAATAATGAGTTGATAGCTTGGTTATTTCCTTTTGATTCGTAACCAGCAGCTCCTACTCCAGCAGCTCCAAAACCTCCTAAAGCTCTTACATAAGCTTTATAAACGTTTTGAGCAACGTATAATTTTACATCTGACTTTCCGTATAATGCAGAAGGCATAGCGTCTACTACTTTACCCATTTCAGCGATTACGTTAGCAGAAGTAACAGTAGTTCCTACTACATCGTTTACAGTTGCATCAGCAGTAGCTAAAGCTACTAATCCGTCAAATTCTCCAGCAGTTGCAGTAGCACCCATCCAGATATTTTTCTCATTCTTGTCAGCAATCTTAGCAATAATCTCAGCGATTAAAAACTCTTGGAAAGAAGGAGGTAAGTTGTCAAATGCAGAATATCCCATAGATATTGCATCCCAGTCATCTCTAAAATCAGATTTACACAAGTTTAAGTTAACTTGGAATTCCTCTGGTTGTAAGATTTTCTCGTCTAAAGTAACAGTATCAGTTGCAGCGAAATCACAGCTTCCATCAGCGATTAAGTCTGTGGTAGAAAGTCTCTTGATTACTTGCTTGAACTTTACATTTGGTTTAACAGTAATACCACCGTTTTCGATAGTATTTGCAGATAATAAAGCTGCTGAGATGTACCCTGCTGCTTTTTCTCCTGCGTAAGTTGTTGTAATTGAAGTTGTTGTTGCCATCTTTTTTTTTATTTATTAAATAGTTTGTTGTAGATTGAATCTTTCACAGTTCTACTTCTGCTTTGTGAATATAAATGTTGTTGTTTTTGCTCTACTTGAGCTTCTGGAGAATGTACTATTTCTTCTGACTCAACAGATAATTCAGTAACATCTTCCTTAATTTCTACTTCCTCTGATAACTCAGCAGGAACGTCTTTCTCTTCTGAAGGAGAAACGATTTCCATCATTTGCTTAACAGAAGCCTTTAATGAATCTAACTCTTCGTATAAAGAATCGTATTTCTTTTTTAGTGATTCAATATCTGAATCTTCAGAAATAACTTCTTCCTCTGCGATAGGAGCTTCTTCGATAACTTCCTCAGCTTGTTCTACTTTTTCTTCAGCTAGTTCAACAACCTCTTCTACAGGTGTCTCAACTACTTCTTCAGAAGAAAGTAAAATACTTTTGAAAGCATCTACAATTTCTTTTGGACTTTTCATAAATTAAAATTTATTATTAATAACTCTATAACACTAATAACTAGTAATATAAATATTGTTGTATTTTTGATTTAGATATTACCAATACCTTGATTAATCATTCTACCTTTACAACAGTCTCTACTATATCTGCTTCCATCTTTACATAGACACGCTCTTCTCTTGTTCTTTGGAGATGTTCTACTCCACTCTTGTTCTCTTCTTCTACTCATCTTTTAATTTGTTTAGTACTTCGTTTAGTAATTCTAGAGCTTCAGCATCTTCTTCAGATAAAGATAACTTCTCTAATTTGTTTATTGCCCATTCAACACCACTAGTTCCTCCCCAGCAATCCCACATAAGACCACCACATCCTTCTGAATAAGGTACATCTTTATGTTGCTGATGTCTTTTAAATGATGCCATTCTAGATATTGTATCTCTAGTTAGTGGCTCTCTATTAGCTAGTTGGTTTGCTCTTTGTTTTCCAACAGGAGTACCACAACTTCCCCAACCATTCTTCTTTACCCAAGCTAATGCTCTTTTAGCATTGTTAGTTGCAGACTGTGGGTAGTCACTATAAGACTTCAATTCTTGTTTAGCTAACTCTTGTTCTTTTTGACTAAAGAAACCTTCTATACTAAAACCAAGATATTTGCCTTGCTTTACATCTTCCCATATCTCATCGTTATCAATTTTCATAACTACAGCCCAAGCACCTTCTGGAGCATCTAACTTGTATAAGTTTGTTTTATCCATATTAGGGTCTTCTACTATCCAAGACTCTATAAGAGACACTCCTTTTACTGCTAATTCGTGTTCTATGGTAGCATTATTATTCTTTAGTCTTTTAAGGTAAAGCTCAGATGCCTTCTTAACAGTCTCCTTAGAGAACATTATCTTGTAAGCGTAGTCTCCACTTTTTCTAAATATTTCCTTGTCTGGAACTAAAGCTAGTCCTACTACAATTCTTTTTTCGTCATCTACAGATTTGAATTCTACCTTGTGTCTACTTAAAGCTACAAAGTTTTCTTCTATTGCAGGACTTTCTACTAGTGAGATAGCTTCTATCCCATCCTCTAGATTGTTTTCGTCTATTATTAATTCTATGATGTCTAAATCTTCCATAATTATTGTTTTTAACCTCCTATTGTTGCTGTGTTAGCTATATTTAAATCTAATTGTTGTTGACTTGTTATTTCTGATGAAACCACATACGTTTGTATTGGTTGACTTAATTGACCAGCTATTGATTGTGTTAGCTGATTTGATTGCGTACTACCTGCTAAGTTAAAGTTAAACTCTCTAGTATTGTCTCCACTACCATTACCACCTGCTGCTGCTCCTATTGAACCACCACTACCTGCTGAAGACTGAAACTTCTGTCTAGCTATAGCCGCTACTTGTAACAAACCACTAGCTATGGTTGCAGCAACCACAAATGGCTTAGCTAAGCTAGGAATAGTTTCATCTCCTATAACTTGTGAAGCACCTAAGTATGTATTTATAGTTGCATTAGCGATGTTGGCTGCCTTGTTTAACTTGAACCTTTTCTTTTCTATAGCCTCCTGCTTCTTTCTTAGCTTCTCATCATTTTGACCTATCTGTAACTGTATTCTTTCTCTTTCATCTTTAGATAAGTTTTCATTAAGAAGTCTTTGATTAAGCTCGTTGTTTAAAGCATTTGTTTTGTTTTGTTCTATAGTGAGTTGTCTATCGTATTCTCCATTTAAAAAGTCAGTCATAGCAGATTGAACTTTCATGTACTGTTGAAGACCTTCTTCTAAGCTAAACTTTTCTTCATCATCACTATCTCCACCTAAGCCTAATCTCAATGCTTTTGTAACCTCTTCAGCCTTTTCTATAAGTCTATCGTGTTCTCTGTTAATTGCGTCTACTTTTTCTTGAGTTTTTATAAGAGCCACTCCTTTAGCTTTATCTGCTTCGTCTGCATTCATTTTACCAGACTTAACTAAAGCGTCTAACTCATCTTGGTATTTAAATAAAGCATTGTAAGCAGCATCCTCTCTATCTTTCCTTCTAGCTTCTTTAGATTTCTTGTAAAATACAAGTTCTAATTGAAGTCTTTGGTCTTTATCCTTTGTAGCAGCCATTAACATCTTCTTGTCCCAAGCATCTATTTCAGATTGCAAATCTTCAGCTTCTGTTTGAAAATCTTTAGGGGTCTGAAGTATCGTTATCTTACCTTTACTTTTATCTTCGGTATCAAAAAGTGACTTAGCCATCTCCAAGCCATTTTCTTTAAGCATTTTAAGAAACTTCTGAACTCTTTCTTGAGATTTTTTCATAGCTTCGTCTCTCTTCTCCCCATCCTGCTCTAATGCATTTGAGACTGCTTTACTTGTTCCTAAAACCTTAGCTGATATAGCGTGATAAAGCGTATCAAAATAACCTAGTTGCTTTCCTGTTTCTTCTACCTCAAGCTGAGCCTGTTTATTCATTTCCTTCGTTATGAGGTTAGCTATAGCTTTCGCTTTAGCATTCTTTACGAGGGCTACGGAATATTCATCTATAGCTATCCTAGAGGCATCTGTAAGTTTACCATTTTCATCTATCTCGATGTTTAGGTCTTTAAATTCTTTACTAGCCTTTTTAACTAACTCTTTTTTATCTTCAAGAGACACATTAGAATCGTCTAGAGCTGATTTAAGAACTAATAACTTCGTAGTCTGAAGACCAAAAGACTGAGTTAATGAATCTGTTTCCTCTTTAACTTTCTTTTTAGTCATAGATGCCTTTTCAAAAGCAGCAATAACTCCTTGTATAACTATTAATATCCCTAAAGGACCCATTAAAGCTTTCCATAAATCTTTAAAAGCTAATGATAAACTACCTGTTGATTTAGCAGCAAAAGCCATCTGAGAAGCAAACTGAGAAATGTTATTCGCCACACCTCTAATACCATAAGGTGCATCAGATAAAACCCTACCTAATTCCATAGCAGCAGAAGATGCAGAACCAGTTGCTCCAGTAGACATATCCATTTGACTCTGATAGAATCTCATTGATTTTGTCACATTCTGATACTCCTTGCTGTTTATTTGTAAATTAGACCTTTGCCTTTTTAACGAAGCCATAGTCCTACCGATACCTCCAGTAGTTCTTGACATTTCTCCGTTCATCTCTCCCAAAACCTCATTAAGGTCTTCTACAGCTATCTGAGTCCTCTTAAACCCACCAGACATATTTGATATAGTACCTGTTGCAGTTTTTGCGTCTACAGTAATTCTGTATAAAATCTTATTTTCTGCCATGTTATAATCTTCTTTGTTTTATGTTGTACTTAAATTCTTTCCAGTTTGTAATGGATTGATATTTTCCTTTAGCTATTAATATATCCTCATCAGATATTAGCCAATCATCTTCGTTTAATAAATCTATTATATCTTTTAACATATTATAATGTTGTTACTTTTAATGGTCCAGCAGTAGCAC